CGGCCGTGACGGTCTGCGACGAGAACGTGAAAACGCCGATGTTCCTGTTGCTGTCCGTCGTGCTGTAGATCATCACGGCATCAAATGCAGTTGACAGCGTGACCGTCGTCCAGCTAATCGACGCACTCGGCGTCCAGTAGGCCGTTGTACTGGTAAGACCGGCCGTGTTTGCGTTGGTGACGCTCGCGCCGCCTGCGGTGTAGTTCGTGCCGCTGACCTCGCCGGTTGATGTGTAGACCGTATTGGTCGGCCCAGTCGTTGCAGATGCTAGGTAAAGCGCGCCCTTCAGCGTCTTCCCATCAACGATGGCAGCCAGCGCGGCCTGTTTTGCGACGCCAGAAATGCCCTGGGTGTTAGCCATTCAGACTCTCCGTAGTGCCCCACATTTCGAGAGGCTGTTTGATTTCCATGTGCACGTCGTTGCCGACCCATTCGCCAGACTCGCGCAAGTGCTTGTCGGTTCGCGTTGCCTTATAGGTGTCCGTCTCTTGCACCGTCACGCGCAGCTCAACCGCCTCATCTGGCAGCCATCCCTTGGTGGTGTAGATCACTTGAACCCCATCGCCTTTCCATCTGGGCCGCGCACAATTTCGCGGCGGCTCTTGCCCTTGCGGACTGCAATTGCGACCCCCGCCTGATCCCGTTCAATCTCCGGCAGCGTGTCGCGGTCTTGCATCAGCTCGGCAAGCTGCGTCTTCAGGCCTTGCAGATCGCCCATCTGTGTTTGTTGGGCCTGGATCTGCATGTTTGCGTCCAGTTCCTTCGCCCACCGCTGAAACTCCAACTCCGCCGCCTTAATGCGCTCTTGCGACGCGATCTTTTCGCGGTCGATGCTGGCCTGCTGCTCAAGCTCGATAGCTCGCTGCCGGGCCTGCATTTCCTGCGCGTTCTGATCAGCGGCCATCTGCGCCTGCAGCTTGGTCGCTTCCTTCTCGCGGTCGATCTGCGCCTGCGCTTGGAACTTCTGAACGTCGGCCTGCATCTTGGCCTGCTCAAGCTGGATCTTTGGATCAGGCGGGGGCGGGGGCGGAGGCGGCTTCATGCGCGGGTCGCTGAAGAATCGGCCCGGATTCTTGAATCCTGCGTTTTCAGCGATGGCTGACTGCACTTCGTAGACGTTCACCGGGTCAACCAGCATCGGGCCCATGGGGCTTTGCATCAGCATGAACTGAGCCTGTGCAATTGCCATCAAGTGCTGCTGCTGCTGCAGTTGGTCGCCCGTTCCAATGCCGACGTTGATGGTCATGTCATAGCCATCGCGCCAGTTCTGCGGGTCATACTGGATGAACCGGCCGTTCAAGCGGAACGACAACGACTCGATGCAGTAGTCCTGCAGCGTCTTGAACACGCCACGGAACATCGGCGCAACCAGCGCTTCAGCCACGATGCGAGCCATGAGGCGCATGCGCTTCTGGCTGGCGTTCATGATCTTGGTAACGCCGGTCGCGGTCTTGTTCAGACCGTCGCCGTCCATACCCTGGCTGTATCGCGTGTAGCCGGTGCGGTTTTCCTTGGCTACCTCCAGATATTCCAGCATTGGCCCGGCTTCAATGCCCTGCCAGCGCTGGTTATATGGCCGAATGGCGTTGGGAACCTGCTCACGGAGGACACCACCAGGCCGACGGTTCAGAACGTCGTCAATGTTCGCCAGCGGGCTGCCGTTGCTGTCAGTGAGAACAACCGTTTCTTGGTTGTTCGCCAAGTCAAGGTTATCCAGTTGCGCCCGCCAGATGTCGGTTCTAATGCGCTGAAAGTCGGTGACCAGATCGGCCACGCTGACGCCGCGGAACTGGTGCGTCAGGATGTACGGCGTCCATGCCGCCATCTGTACGTGGCTCGCTTCCTCATTGCTAAGGATCTTGTCGCCCAGGCGGATGACCCTGCGACGCTCGGCTACGCCGTCGCCGTCATAGTCGCAGAGGATGTATTCCTCGGCCAGCCAGCCCTGAAGCTGCGTTTCGTCTTGCGTTTCGTCGTTGTACCGGGCGTCCTGGCCGTCAACCAGCATGTCACGAAGTTCGCGGTCCTGCGTGCGCTGGATGTCCTGCGCCGCCTTCACGTCGTCCGCGGTGACATCCTGGAAACCTAGCTGCCGAATCTCAGACAGCGTGCGCTTTGCGATGTGAGCGACGTATGGGCACTCATCCAACAGGACCGATGAGTGCCGCTTGCTCACCCAAAACTCGTCGGCGGGCACATTGACAATCGCGCACTTGCCCTTCTTCTTGATGGTCTTGATCTTCGCAACCACCATCGGCGGGATTTCAACCCCCTGCGCCTGCGCCTGTTGAACCTCTTCCTCGGGCGGTTCGTAATCGCTTTGCTCGATCAGTTCGGCGTCAGGCGTTGCGGCTAGGTAAGACGCTACCTGAACGGCTGTCCCGCGCTTCGTCTCGAAGGTCGGAACGCGCTTTTCGTCCCAGTACCACTTGACGCCGCCCGTCTTCAGCATCAGGCCGTCTTTGATGGCCGTGTACAGCAACAAGAACCCGTTGTTCTGCTTATAGAAGACGTGGTTGCAGGCGTTTGTTACCTGCTCTGCCGCCTCCTCATCCTCGGGGCCGACCGGCTCAAACACAACGGCCTTGTCGGAAGACACGAACACATCAACGATGTCGGGCAGCATGCCCTCCACCGCATCGAACACGTCAGAAGCCACAACCTGCGACCGGCCCGGAAGCTCGGTGCCGTAGGGCATGCGCATGTAATCGCGGAGACTCCGCTCCCGATCACGCGACGATTGGCCCGTGTTGTTGTGGTACGCGGCGTCTTGCTCGGTCTGTAGGACTCTGAGCAATTCCGCGTCGGTCATCTTCTTAGGCATTGCGTCTGTTCGGGTATTGCAGCGCCTTCGCCTGCACTCCGTTGCTCAATAGATCGGCAACCACGCACAGATACCGGAAGGCGTCTGCGCCGTGGCTGTACTCGTCATGCAAAGGCGCCCCAGGCTCGTTTGTGGCCTGGCTAACGTGGCGCCGGTAGCGCTTCAGGCACTCAATGAGCCTGGCGCACTTGGTCTTGTCGATGTAGACCCGAGGGAACACCATTCGGGCCGCTCGAATCCCTGACTCGATGTCCAGTTCTGGAAGCTCGTCCCTGTGTGGAACCAGCCTTCCAAGAGAACGAAGGATCTCTGCCGCGGACTTGCCCGTTTTGAAGTCCTTTGAATAGCCGTCGTGGGGCAGCCAGTCTTGCCCCCAGTTCAGCGGCATGGCCTTCAGGTCGCCCGCGTAGTCTGCTAGCGTCCGGTGGCTTCCCTCTATGTAGTCGATCAGCCGAAGCTCAGAAGATGCCCGCTGGACAAGGATGATCGACATGGAGTCGTTCCACCCAAGATCCCAAATGGCATGGGTCTTGAGAACCTTGTCTTCAGGAACGTCGCGGATTCGGCCCGATGACTCGGCCTGGGCGATCTCGTCAAAGTAGATCGCGCCTTCGACAGCCGGCATGCACTTGCCTTCCCACACATGCTCATACTCGGCCGGCTTCATGGTCGCCTTTGCCGTCAGCCTTTCAGCTTCCAGCACTTCAGGGAACCATGGGCTTTCGGAGTAGTTGACCTTCAGGGCGATGCAGTCGTCTCGCTGCGCCGCCACAAAGCGCCGATACACATCGTCCGTCTCTAGCTGCGGGTTGAACGTCGCCCAAATCTCAGATCCTGGCCGGCGGATGGTCGGGATCAGCACGTCCCACGATTTCTTACTGACGCTGTGCGCCTCTTCGACCCAAACCCTGTCAACGCCCTCAAACGACTTTATGGAGTCGATGGTGTGCTGCAGAAGCCCTGCAAACAGGAAGACGCTGCCATTCTTGCCGCGGATCTCTGTTTCTAGGATCTCGAAGAACGATCCAAGCCCCATGGCCGCCACCTGATCGGACAGCAGGCGGTGCACGGAATCTTTGATCGACTTCTGAACTTCTCGCGTGCACAGGACTCGCAGCGGGCTCTGTGCAGCCTGGATCAGCAGCGCCCTAGCAACTGACCAGCTCTTAGCGCCTCCTCTGCCGCCGTAGATAACCTTGTACCGCTTGGGCCGGAACAGCGCCTCAGCCCAATCGGGAAGTTCAAGTTCCACCCTTGCTCTTGAAGCTAACGGTTAGAGAGTGCTCAACCGGGTGCTCAGGATCGCCAGTGTGTTGAATTTGCGACAGTTTTGGAACTGACCTATCCAAAAGCGAATTGATCGCACCAAGCTGAACCGGGCTCAGTTCAATCTCACCCATTGCCGCCGAGTGAAGGCGCGTGATGAGAGCTGACGATTGGATTTTCTGGCGCACCTGTTCGGTGTGCATGCGGTTGAGTCTTGCGGCCATATGCGAATCCCTGGCGGGTCGTTCGCCCCTTTCGAGTTAGCAGCCCTTCGGCTTCTTCTTCGGCTTTGCCATTTCGGCCTCCAGAAACGACGAAACCCGCCGAAGCGGGTTCCTTTTGAGACGCCAAAGCCTGCCGGTCAGCAAGCTCGCTATTCGCGTCGTGGCGCGAGTGTACTTGTCTAGTATTGGCTAGTCAAGCGCGAAGCAGGTTCTTCGCCATCGTCCGCGCCTCATGCGCCAATTCAGCCAGGTCGCGCACATTGCACGCCAGGATGCGGCAGACCTTGCCCACGCTCACATACGGGTGCACGTAGACGAACCCAAGCGTCCGCGCCTGCCTCTGTGGTAGCTTGTGCATGATCTTCTGCACCGCCTGGGCGTCAAGCTGGTCTACCGTGGATGCTCCGCTTGCGTCTCGCGGGAAGGCGTAGGGCTCGTACCCTCTGAACATCGGCTGCTGCTGGTTGCCCATGCTGCGCGGGTTTGACCAGTGCCCCCAGTTGACCAGCCGCAGGTGCACGGCGGCGTGTTCGGGGCGTATGTAGTGCAGGTCTACTTGGTCACGTCGCATCGCTTCCTTTCACGGCCACCTGAGCCACTTTTCCCGAATCTCGCCCGCGCACTCGGCTACGGTCATTTCCTCGACCTGTCCCGTCTTGTGCGACCTCATCCACACGGCCCACGGCTTTCGGTTCTGCCTGTAGGCCATGATCGGCTCTACCCCTAGCGCCGCTGCCGATGCCTTGGCTTGCTTCCACCACTTGGGCCGGCTCAGCTTTTCCTGGCGCTTTACCTCGATTGCATAGCCCTTGAGCTGGATGCAGTCGGCGCCGCTGTCTCTGGTCTGGCTTAGGTTGCGCTGCAGCATTTCGCCTAGCTCGGAGCCGAGGTGTCGCAAGAACTCAAGCTCTCCGCGTGCGCCTTTTCGGCGTTGCATGGCTGTCATACTTTAGAAAGTCTGCGTATCACCTAGTTAGGCGCTTCAGGTCCGCCGGGCACGATGGCTTCGTGCTCCTGCACTTCGTGCACGGCCCAGCGGTTGAACCTGGCATGCTTCTCAAGCGCGTCCAGCAGCGCAGAGCCAAGGGCGGCGTAGTCCTTGACTTCGACAATCTCTTCTTCGGCGGCAATGTTGTCTGCCAGCCACTCGTCGATGCGCTCGGCAAAGTCGCGGCCCAAGTGCTCCGCGCTCTTGCGCAGGAAGTGCATCGCAGGCTTCTGTACGCCGGTCCAGACGCGGCGCGTCTCCCCGGGCTCATCAGAGCCCTCCAACTCGGCCGTAGCCTCTGCCAGCGCCTCCTCGCGGGTGGCAAAGTCGCCGTAGTAATCTTCCTCGTTGGTGCTGTAGCAATAGAGCGCTCCGGCACCGGCGCCTAACTGCTCATTGCAGCCGAGCCCCAACGGCTGGTCGCCTGGGCTGCCTGCGGTAGTCGTGTCTGTCATCGGTCGTTCTCCTGGGGCCGCTGGGTCCCCGTTAACTCTGCGTTAGGCCCCAAGAGCATCGCGGGCCTTCTTGCCAATCGCCGCCATTGCGCGCCCAAGCTCTGCGTCTGTCAGGCCAGGAGTCGCGGCTGTCGCGCCATCAATCCACTGCAGCGCGTCCCGCAAGCGTTCGTTGTCTTCTCGCATCCGGGTGCGGCCCTTCGTCAAGCCGTCCCTGGCGTACTGCAGGTCGTGCTTCAGTGCGGCGTTCTCGGCGCGCAGCCGCGCCAGCTCTGCCTGCGCTGCCTCGGTGCTCACTTCCACCGTGATGTTTCCGTCAGCCATGT